GGAGATAGTGTACGAGTAAATTTAGGTACTGATAATGATTTAGCACTTTTCCATACTGGAGGAAATGGTGTTATTCATAATACTACTGGTGAATTAAGAATTAGAGCAAATAATCTTAAACTTCAAGATTACACTAATGAAGATTTAATGATTGTTGCAACTTCAGACGGTTCAGTAGATTTATATCATAATAATCAAAAGAAATTTGAAACATCAGCTACTGGTGCATCAGTAACTGGTAACCTTGCAGTATCAGGTAATCTCACAGTAAGTGGAACGACTACCGAATTAGATACAACAAATTTAAATGTCACAGATAAAAACATAACACTTAACTATCATGCTTCCAGTGATACTTCATCTAATGCAGATGGAGCTGGTCTTACAATACAAGATGCTGTAAATGGTTCTACCGATGCAACTATTTTATGGGATGCAAGTAATGATGAGTTTGATTTTTCGCATCCAGTAAATATAACTGGTGGTCTTAATTTAAGTGGTGATATTTATGGAACAGGAAATTTTGACATAAGGTCAACTGGAAATATTTATAATACTTATGGTAATTCTAGTTCTGTTTTCTTTAGAACTCAGGCTGGTGCTACTAAACTTACTATAGATGCTTCAGGCAATGTTGGAATTGGAACGACTAGTCCTAACACTCATTCTAGTCAAACCACTCTTACTATTAATGGTGCAAGTTATGGTAGGATTGATATTGAAAGCTCAAACACATTAAGAGCTTCATTGTTTGCAACTGCAGGTAGTGCTACTCTTCACACCTCACAAGATGTACTAAGCTTTGATACTTCTGGTGGAGAAGCCATGCGTATAGATGCTTCAGGCAATGTTGGTATCGGAAATACAAATCCAAATTTACCATTAACTGTTACTTCTAATAGCGGCGCTAATGCTATAGCAATAAGAGCTAGAAGTGCTGATGATTATGGGTTTATGCAGTTCTATAATCATGCAGGTACAACATTAAGAGGCCAAATATTTAATCATAATGGTGCTATGGCAATTTCCACAGATACTACAGGAACAGCACGTTTACATATTGATACTTCAGGCAACGTTGGAATTGGTACGACTAGTCCATCCGTTCCATTACATATAAATTCAACGAGTGGTGTAAGCAATCGTTTAGCTATATTTGAATCAGATATTAATAACACAAATGAATATTCAACAATAAGTGTTGGGCATAACCAATTATCAGCTAATTTTGGATTAATGCTTACAACTTCAGATACAGCATATATAGGTGTTGGTTCAAGTGGTAATGCTTTTGACCCTACAACTGGAACAGGTCTATATGTCAATGCTAATGGCAATGTTGGTATCGGAATAAGTTCTCCAGATACTTTATTAGAGCTAAGGAAAGATACTGCTAGCAGCAGTTATGGAGTTTACCCCACACTATCACTACGAAATGACAATGCAGCTGGTTATCATGCAATTCACTTTCAAGAAGGAAGTACACAAAGAGCAAGAGTAGAAGTAGGAAATAATAGTGGTACTCCTTATATGGGATTATACACAACGAGTGGTTATAGTGGAATTACAATTAAAAATGGATATGTTGGTATTGATGACTCTACTCCAGGTCATAAATTAGAAGTTAACTCCACAGAGAACTATAAAGCAATTCATATTAAAGGAACTAATGCTCCTTGTTATACAATGGCAAGAGGAGATTCTACTAATGCAGAGTGGAGAATGGGTCTTTCCGGGTATGATTATAATGACTTTGCGATTTCAAGTGGCACAGGCACAAATGATAGATTTAGAATGGACCCTGATGGGAATATGATATTAGGTTCAGCAAATAATGTTACTCCTAGAGATATGCATAATATCTCGGCCACTGTTTCAGTTAGTGGTCCAATTGCATCAGGGTATAGTGTGGGAAGTAGTTCAACAGGCCCTATGAATGTAAGAGATTGGTTTGTCTATAACGGGCCAGCTGGTGGTCAAAGTAGATATGTTCATATGAAAACAGATTTATGGGCAGGAGGCTCTCCAAATGGTAATGTTGAGTATACCATGTCTCTTTTTAGGTATCATAGTGCTTATTCATATGGAAGCGCTAAAGTTTCGGAAGGAATGATTGGTTGGCATAATTGGTCTGGGAGTACTGCTCATCAACGAAGTATATATAATCCAGTCAGTAATTGGGCAATCGTAAAAGAAAGTTATACTTCAAGCGATGGTTATGTGGTACTTGTTGCAGATACTTTAACTACAGGTACATATACTCAGTTTAGTATTGATTGGTTTCAATGGGCCGGGTATCCTTTCCGCGAAAGAAAAGTAACAGCAGTAACCACGAACGCAAGCGCAACAGGAGCATATTAATGAGCAAAGAAGAAGCAACAACAGAAATAAACACAATGAATTTCCCTGTAGTAGAAGAAGGAGATAAAGCAGGGCACGAAGGCTTTATGTTTACCTATACTTCAGGAACTTGGGTAGCACAGGAATAATAAAGGATAAACAGAAGGATAAACTCTTATAAATAGATTATAATAGGAATAAATAATGGCAAAACCAAATTCAAAAACGACATTTATAGATTACTGCTTAAGAAGTTTGGGCGCGCCTGTAATAGAAATCAATGTTGATGATGACCAAATAGATGATAGAGTAGACGAAGCTCTTCAATTCTATCAATTTTACCATGCTGATTCTATTGAAAAAATGCATTTAAAGCATAAAGTAACTAATTCAGAATTAACATTAACAGGTGCAGTTGCTGGTAATTTCTCAGTAGGAGAAAAGATTACTGGTTCAAATTCTGGAGCAATTGCTACAATTAAAACAGCAACTGGAAATAAGATTACATACAGCGCTTTAAAAGATTCAAACACGCCATTTAGTACTGAAACAATAACTGGTGAATCATCAGGTGCAACAGCAGTGATAGCATCTATTGCAAAGGGTGATATCGAAAACGGATACATTACTTTAAATGATTTAGTAAGAGATGTTATAAGAGTTATGCCTATAAGAGATACAGTATCATCAACTGATATGTTTGATATAAGATATCAAATTCATTTAAATGATATACATTCAGTTGGATTCATGGGTAGTCTTACTGATTATGTAATGTCACAACAGTTTTTATCGCTTTTAGACCAAGTTATAGATTCAGACGAAAAACATATTAACTTTGAAAGACATAAAAACCAATTACGTATTGATATGGATTGGGATAATGAAGTTGAAGTTGATGATTATATTGTTATTGAATGCTATAGAGTAATAGACCCTGATACATATACAGATGTATACAATGATTATTTCTTAAAAAGATATGCAACAGCATTAATCAAAAGACAATGGGGTACAAACTTAATCAAGTTCGAGGGTATGGTAATGCCAGGTGGCGTAACATTTAATGGACGTCAAATATTTGATGATGCAAACGAAGAAATTACAAGATTAGAGGAAGAAGCTAGATTGAACTGGGAACAGCCAGTCGACTTCATGACAGGATAAACCATGCCGAGAAACGTATACTTTTCTCAGGCCGTCAAAAGTGAACAACACTTATATGAAGACCTGATAATAGAATCCTTAGGAATATATGGACAAGATGTTTATTACATTCCACGTACAATAGTAAATAGAGACAGTGTTTTAAATGATGACCCTGCGTCAACATTTGATGATGCTTACCTTATGGAAATGTATATTGATAATCCAGAAGGCTTTGATGGTGCTGGTGATTTATATAGTAAGTTTGGCTTAGATATAAAAGATGAAGCTACATTTATAGTATCGCGTAGAAGATGGGATGATAAAGTTGGTACTTTTTCTGCTAATGTAGAAAATCCAAGACCAATGGAAGGAGATTTAATCTTCTTACCAATGACAAATAATTTCTTTGAAATTAGTTTTGTTGAAGACGAACAACCATTTTATCAATTATCAAACTTACCAGTTTATACTATGAAGTGTTCATTGTTTGAATACAATGACGAAGATTTCGAAACTGGTATTGTAGATATAGATGACACAGTATCTGTAGAAGGATATCAATTGCCAATAGATGTAACTATTTCTGGTGGAACACATTTCGAAGTTGGTGAAATTGTAAGACAAACTGTAGATTCAAGTGTCACACCTAATGTAATTGTATTTGGCGAAGTTCAACAAAGAACTAAATCATCAGACATATTAAGTAAAATATGGGTATCTAATATTGGAACAACAGGTTCAACAGATGCTAAATCATTTACTCAAGGCGGAACAATAACAGGAGATACATCAACTTATAGTGGTATTATTGCTAAAGTATATAGCGATGTCACAGATATCACAGGCAACTCTTGGTCAACAGATGAACAAGCTCAAAACGTAGAATTTGAAATAGATGCAGATGGATTTATTGATTTCTCAGAATCAAATCCATTTGGCGACCCATCGGAGACTTACTAATGTTTGGAGACCATTTCTATCATTCAACAATGAGAAAATCAGTGGCTGTATTTGGTACACTATTTAATAATATTCAAGTAGTAAGAAAAAAAGCTGATGGCAGTACTATAAACCAGATAAGAGTTCCTCTTGCTTATGGTCCTAAAGAAAAATATTTAGCTCGTATCGATAGCAGCGCTACTTCATCGATGGGCATTAAATTACCAAGAATGGCGTTTGATATAACAGGTATTACATTAGACACTACTCAAAAAATGGCTAAGAGAAATATCATATCGGAAACACATGGGTCAGATATTACTAAAAAGAAAACAATAAAGCATTATACTTCTTATGATATTGGTATGTCATTATATATTTTAGCTAAAAATCAAGATGATGGACTACAAATTGTTGAACAAATATTGCCGTATTTTCAACCAGAATATAATGTTACCATTACACCAGTTGAAGGATTTAATTATAAACAAGATGTTTCTGTTATACTTGGCGGTATTAGTATTGATGACCAATACGAGGGAGACTTTACTGAAAGAAGAGTACTTACTTATCAATTAGATTTTACAATGAAAATGAAATTCTTTGGGCCAACAGCTGACCAAAAAATTATACGTGAAGTTAATTTAGACTTCCATGAAAAAGATAATGTCAGCAGAACGTTCGAGGAAATGGACTTTACTGTTGGTGGTTCAGATACTGCAGATAGTTTTACAGTAACTGAAACTAAAACTGAAGGTGGATAATGGATAAAAAAGAAAAGATGGCTGCAAATCTACAAAAGAATTTGCCAGCTACTAAAAATAGACCTATCAAAATAGATAAAGATATTAAAGATGATTATGAGTTTTCGCGTAAAACTTATAAAGACTTAATATATACTGGTACTCGTTCAATGGATGTACTTGCTGAATTAGCAAGAGAATCTGAACATCCAAGAGCGTTTGAAGTACTTGCTCAAACAATAAAAAATATCGGTGATACTACTGAAAAGCTTATGTCTTTACAAAAGAAAAAGAAAGATTTAACAGCTGATGAAACTGAGAAACAAAAAAATGTGACGAATAATAATATGTTTGTAGGTAGTACAACAGACTTACAAAGACTTTTATTAGATAGAGATAATGTGATTGATGCAAAAGTTAAAGAATAATGAGTTTGGTTATCTAGGCAATCCGTCTGTAAAAAGAGATGG